ATGCCCTCCGCAAGGGGGACATCAAGAAGTCGCTTGAGGCGCTCGGGATAAGACACCTTACCGATAGGCGTGGACGCGTCGTAGAACGCGCGTCTACATTGGAGGGCAAATGGCTCGCCCTTCGATACGGTTGGTTACCGTTAGCCTATGACATACACAGTGGCGTTGAGCTCGTAAAGAAAGGATTCGATGACCCTACACACTTCACTGTGTCTAGGAACGTCAAGGAGATCCTTCCCTTCTTCGGGCATATTTGGAACCTAAATGATGATCCTTGGAGGAAAATCAAAATAGATTACCACACGCAAGTGGATGTCGGCTATAAATACCGGCTTCGCGTGCGAGATGCAACGCTTACTTACCTTACCAGCTTGGGACTCGAAAATCCCTTGTATGTAGCATGGCAAGTGCTCCCTTACAGCTTCGTGCTGGACTGGGCTCTTCCGATCAGTGATTGGTTGAGTGCGCTGTCTGCTCCTATTGGTTTGGACTTTCTCGACGGGTATCGTTCGACACACGTAGAGCATACGTCAAGTTGGACGTTAGGTGGATTTGGTGGTTCCGGAACAAGTCCCGGCGTCACCTATCTTGAGGATATGGGGGAGGCGAAAGCTTCTTTCCGTATGGTCGAGCTCGACCGTGAAAAGTTAAGTGCTTTTCCGATCGTGTCCCCTTACGCTCGTATTCCTGGTCTCTCACCCACGCGTATAGCAGATGCTATCGCGCTCACAAAGGAATACCGCAGGACGCGGTAACTTCCTTCAACAACTGGTGGTAACATGCCTCAGCTTCAAAATCTGGTCCTCACGGACCGGACTCCCGTCACTCCTGTCAACCACACTTTCACTCCTGTTGGAATCAACCAGCAGGGTGTCGGTGAAGTGGCTGCAAACAGTGGCGTGCCCGTAGGGTCAAAGCGTGCGACAGTCTCTGTAAAGAAGACCAACTCGCGCTATAAAGGGTCGGTAAGGCTCGTCCTTCCCGTTCTCGTTACTGAAACCATCAACGGCGTCAGTAATCCAGTCGTCGCCCGTGTTGCTTACTGCAACATGGACTTTTCGTTCGACGAGAAATCTACCGAGCAGGAACGCAAGGACGCTGTCGGCATGGCCGCAGACGCTCTTGGTACCGGCAAGGTGCTCGTGAACGATGCCCTCATTACGCTTGAGGGGATCTACTAACAATGTCCCTTCTGGGGATGTTAGTATTTGGTGCCTTCTTGGTTGGGTATGGAATCCTTTTCTATATCCTGACTCGGGATTGAATCCCGCACAATCGTGTGTTGAAGAGCATCGGACTGGATCGCATTAGGAGATATCCATGCGGAAATCGAGAGCTAATAAGCCTCTACCCACAATACCATCTTCCACGTACGTTAATTTCAGTCAGCTGTTGCGCGAGCAACTACTAACGGATCCTTGCCGAAAGGCGAGTTACCTCTCTGAGGTGTTTGAATCCAAGTTGATTGATGGGGGTGCTTCGGCTTCTCCTGATGTACGTCGCGACCGAGCTATTGATAAGTGGCTAGGTCGTGAGTTGGTTAATCGGGCCACCAACTGTCGCATCATGCTTGCAGATGAAGAAGACTTCCTCTTCATTGATTCACGGGGTTTCCCTGTGAGCGCGCGAGATGTGATCGACTGGTGTCGACATCAAATTACTTGCCTTCTTGGCGAGGAAATCCCATGGGAACGTCTGAAAGGATTGTTCTCAGGGGGCGCTTCGACTTCGGTCAAGCGTGGTGTCGGTACCGTGCCACGAAAGTACCAGGATGGTACAAACATCACTAGTAGCGCTGTTATGGCCTACATGACCATCGCCTCTCAGGCTGATAGTCTGCCCCACGACCTAGAAGTGGTCGAGGGCAACGTGATGTTCACAGTCCCGAAAACAGCCGAAATTGACCGGGTTGCCTGCAAGGAACCCGAAATCAATATGTACTGTCAACGAGCAGTCGGTGAATACCTCCGATCTGTCTTGAAGAAAAAGGGCGTTGATCTTGATGACCAGAAGGTCAACCAAGAACTTGCGCGGATTGGTTCAATCGACGGGGCTCTCGCCACGATCGACTTATCGTCCGCATCCGATTCTGTGACGACTCAACTTGTTACGGAATTGTTTCCTTTCGAGTGGACGACACTTCTCATGGATCTTAGGTCTCCCTACACTCACGTGAGGGGGGCTTGGCATCGCAATGAGATGATTGCCTCAATGGGCAACGGGTTCACGTTTGAATTAGAATCCTTTATATTCTGGATTTTGGTTCGAGCTTGCTCCTATTTCACTCGAGTACAGGGCCGCATAAATGTCTACGGCGACGATATCATCTGCCCAGTAGGGCTACGTGATAGTGTAGAAGCCACCCTAGAATTCTTTGGTTTCTCGGTTAATTCTGAGAAATCTTTCTGGGATGGGACATTCAGAGAATCGTGCGGTAAGCACTGGGACTCTGGTGTTGAGATAACTCCTTTCTATATCAAAGAGACGCCAAAGACCATTCCCGATTGGAACCATATCCTCAATTCGTTGAGGAAGTGGTCCGCTCTAGGTGGGGTTTGCGACCCGACCTATTACGACCTGTGGAGCTTGTTCTCCGAACTGATACCGATATCCCTACATGGGAGTTCGGATTTGGAACGGAAGGATGCGCTCGTGAGACCGTATATGAGGAATGTAGCTGTCGTAAGACCTCTTGTCAAGGTTGACGATAAGCTTAAAGCAAAGTACCAGGTCGGTGCGTACGCTCAATGGCTCGATGCCACGGAGCGGAGGTCACCTCAAGTCGATATCCTACCCGCAACAGAGCAGTTCGCCTTCGAAAGCGGACTGGTCGTAAGGCGGGTGGGGCGACGGATAGAAACCTGGACTAGGGACGTCCCTATATTTCCACAGGAGTGTGGGGATAATTAGCCGGAGCGGTATCGCTCCTGGGTTGGGGGTTGTGTCGGTCTACTCTCTGCTGGCTCCGTTCTTAGTTGGAGTTGGTAATTCGTAGT